ATACCTGCACCCGCGTTCTGTTCAGAGCATAGCGAAAGGTAGCGAGTGAAAAGCTTCAAAGTCGGTGACCGTGTTCGGTCCACCAAGTGGGGGAAAGCAACCGATCCCGCCCACGCATACGTCGGGCTCGAGGGAACGGTCACCAACGCACACGGTGACTACCTCAGGGTCAAGCTGGATGCGGACCCCATAGAAGGTGCAGGTTCCTGTCCCTTCTTCCCGTCAGAACTGGAACACATCAAGGAAGGTGCAGCAAACTGAGTAATCTGATTGACGCTCTGGAAGACGCTAAGGACGAAATCACTGACGAAGCTGAGCCTGAAGAGGCTGAGACTGAGGAAGATGAAGAGTCTGAAGAGGAAGAGCCTGAGGAAGAAGAGGATGAAGAGCTCTTTGACCTCAGCGACATTGCCACCATCGAAGAGCCGACACCGGCCCGCAAGCGCACGTCGATGCTGCTTTACGGACGGCACCGCGTAGGCAAGTCCACGCTGGTAGCTCAGTGTGCTGAAGTTCCCGGCATGTTCCCAATCCTGTGGCTCGCCACAGAGGATGGTACTGGAGCCTTTGAAGGCAAGTACCCCAAGGGAATCATTGACGTGGTTCACATCAAGACTGTGAAGCAGATGGTTCAGATTGTGAACAAGGTGACCACGAAGAAGACTCGGTACAAGACTGTCGTGGTGGACACGGCTGGCCAGTTCCAAGAAATCATCAAGCGGGACTACCGCCGTGAGAACCCCAACACGAAGAACCAGTACGAAATCTGGGACAAGATTGCTGACGGCTTGGCGTTTGTCACTGACCGGCTGCACAACTCCCAGTACAACTTCTTCCTGATCGCGCACACAGCCAAGGAAAAGGATGATATCCTTGGGACTGTGCTTCTGAGCCCGCACTTCTTGGGCAAGAAGTCGAATGTTGAAATCCCCAAGATTCCTGATACCATTGCGTATCTCGAAAAAACAGAGGATGATGAGGGCAAGGGATTCCGCTTGCTTCACCTCACCGCTTCTGGTAGGATCGACGCAGGCAGTCGGTACGAGCACAAGTTGCCGGATCGAATGGCCAATCCGAAGATGAGCGAATACTACGCGGCTATCACCGCGTAAGGCTCAGCTTCAACCAGAGAACCACGAACCACAAACCACAAAACCACGAAAAAAGGAACACTAAATAGTGTCTGTTGACGAGCGCGAAACATTTGACCTTACTGCCGAAGACCTTGACACCACGCGGAAGCTGGTGGATGAAGGCTGGCACACGGTGGAGATTGATGACGTGGACGATGAGCTGGAAACGTCCAACGGCAACAAGCAGTACCTCGTGAAGTACAAGTCCGTGGATGAGTCCTTCAAGGGACAGCAGTGGGACTACATTGCAATCACCAAGGCGTCCATTCAGAACATCATGTCTCTGTCCCGCGCTGCGGGTCTGCCGGTTCCCACCAAGGAAAAGCCCGGCAAGTACACCCTGCCTGATCCTGATGACCTGATCGGCAAGGTCATTCAGATCGAAATCGTTCACGAAGACGATTACAAGGGCACCACCGACGATGAGGGCAACGTTCTCAAGCGGGCCAAGGTCCGGTTCGCCGGTCGCAAAAAGGATGGCGAGAAGGTTGGGAAGACTCCCGCCAAGTCCACCACGAAGGCCGGTGCCCCTGCAAAGGGTAAGGCACCCGCCAAGGGCAAGGCCGCTGCAGCCACTTCTGACGATGAAGACGGCTTCAGCCTCTAAGGATTCTGCTAACACAGAGAATGGCACGTGGCCGTAAAACACACTGAGAGGGCCAGTCGAAAGGCTGGCCTTCTCTTTACCTCCAGAGATACAGAATGTGTATCATCTGGTAAGCTATGAGATTGGATCGAAAGGAGCCCAATGACCGAGTACCGCATTTTTCTTGAGACGGTCTGGGGAGAGCAGCAGGGGCAAGTCTGCATTTCCCGCATGAACAATGACCAACTCAAGAATCACAAGTTCTTCTCATGGCCGGAACAGGCTGATGACCTGTTCAAGTACGTTGAGCGCAACACCCACGAAGACGTGTACTTCCCGCCCGTACTCTTCAAGGCCAACAAACGGCGTCGTGTGCTCGCCAACACGTGTCAGGTAGTCTACGGTGACGCTGACCTCTTCAACCTTGAAGACCTCCACTGTGAGCCGTCCATCATCGTACGGACCTCTCCGAACAAGACACACGTGTACTGGCTCATTGACGGCATGGAGGATGCTCAGCTTGCCGAAACGCTTTCGCACTCAGTCTCAGTAGCACACCCGAAGAAGACAACGGGCTTTGACGACGGCTGGAGCGCCACCAAGCTCTTGCGAGTTCCCGGCACCACCAACACCAAGTACGTGGGAGAAACCGGAGAGGTCTACCAAGTCACGGTGGAGTACACCGGAGTCACGTACACACAGGAAGAATTCGAGAGCTTCTACGCTCCCGTACCTGAGTACACGATGGAGTTTGCACCCTTCCCCAAGGATGAGATGCCGTCCTACGGGAAGGTACTCAGCGAACTGCCTGCAAGCACACGGCTCGAGGGGCTTCTCCAGACTGCAGCGTTCCCCAAGAAATCGGCAGGCTCAGAAGCCCTGTACGCGCTCTACACAGAGCTCATGCGTATGGGTGCCACTGATGCTCAGGTCTACGCCATTGCAGAGCGCTCACCGCTGAACAAGTGGAAGCGAGACGGTGTTGACAATCCCGGCGAGAAGCTGTGGGGCGATATCCAGCGTGCGCGTTGGAAGGATGGCCAGTTTGAAGAGGATGAGGAAGAAGAGGATGACGAAGACGAAATTATCACCGTTGCTCCCAAGCCAAAGTCCAAGGGCTTTGACTTCCTTTCAGATGATGAGAAGCAGAACCTCGAGCCCTGCTTCATTGATGACTACCTTGCTTGGACCCGTAGCAAATCTGACGCGCCGGATGCCTACAACGTAGCCGGTGCCTTCACAGTTCTCTCCACGGTCTTCTCTGACTTTGGCCATGCTGTGCCGCACTGGGGCGACGTGCCTCTCAATCTGTGGTTCATGGTGTTGGGCTCCACGACGCTTTCACGTAAGTCCACTGCCAAGGGCTACATGCTCAAGTGCATTGAGGCTCTGGAAGCTGAGACGTTCAACTACGATCTTGGTTCCAAGTTCACCGCTGAAGGTCTGGATGAAGCCTTGCGCTCCAATGCCAACCGTTCGGCACTGCTCCACATTGATGAGATTCAGGGCTTGATGAAGCAGCTTGACAGCAAGGCCTACCTTGCTGGCATCAAGGGAGAGCTCACCGAAATCTACGACGGCAAGGTTACCGGCAAGCTGCGTGCTTCTGGTGAAGAGAAGGACAAAAAGCGCAAGGGTGCCCGCGTGGCGCTCAACCTCTTTGCAATGGGCATCAAGGAACAGCTCGCGGATTACCTGACAGAAGACGACTTCCAGTCAGGCTTCCTGACGCGGTATATCTGGGTGTCAGCAGAACCGCTCGAGCGTACGGCTGAGACTGACTACATCGGGCAGCAGGACAAGACAGAGCGCACCAAGGGTGATCCTGCCTTCCTCGCGCTCATGGAGCGTATCAGGCACGCGCGTGACGTTTGGTGTGACTGGAATGATCCTACGGAACGCACCATTGCCGTGCCCATGACTGAAGCAGCACACAAGCGCTACAACGAATTCGTGACGGCGGCTCTGGATGCTGCTGAGGTTCAGTCCAAGGCCACGATCCTGACCGCTGCTACCGCGCGTCTGTCCACGTCGATCCTGAAGGCAGCTACGCTGCTGGCAATGGTGGACCTGTGTGATGAGGTTGAACTCAAGCACATGCAGGCAGCGGTCAACTACTGCGGTGAGTGGTTTGAGCATCTCGTGGGGATGACCAAGCGTATTTCAGAATCCAACTGGAAGCGCCGTCAGGACAAGCTCATGGAAGCCATCTTCAGCAAGGGTGGAGAGCTTGGCTGGCAACCGGCCTACCGGCTCTTCAACGCTGAGATGAAGGCGCGTGAGTTCACTGAGCTGGTGCAGTCTCTCGAAGAAGCAGGGCAGATCGTATTCTCAAAAAATAAGAAGACAAAGACGCTCATAGCCGTGGAGGGAATCTAGTGGAAGACAAGCATCTCGAAGCCTTGACTCAAGCTGAATTCTACTGGCGCAAGGCCTTCTACGAAGGCAGGCTGACCAAGCTTGCCTACGCTGAAGACCTCCACCGCTACGGCATCTTCAGCCTGACGCAGATCGCAAAGTGTGTGCGCCTGCACACCGCTGAGCTGTCCCGCCACGGACTCACGCGCAACGGCAAGGGTGGTCGATTCGAGCCTGAGGCTCTCCCTTCACTCATCCATCTGCGGAAGCAGCGTCTCAGGGATGAGACTGTTTCCAGCGGCATGGTGAAGACCGCGCTGGACAGTGGTACCTCGTGGGCTTGTGTAAGCTACCTGTGTGGTATAGCCTACTCAAGCTACTACAATTCGGGCGGGGCACCACTCGCGTCCCGAATCAGGGCACAGACCCTCAAGCAGACCGAGAAGCAGGCCATCGTCATTGCGCTACGCGCTGACGCTGATCCGGTGCTTCTGGCACAGCAGTACAACATCACTCCCGCCTACGTTATGGAGATAAGCAGGGCACATGCAAACGTCTAAGGTATACATTCACAGGAATCCAGAGGGACTCTGGGAAGTCGGTGTTGTGCTCCCGTTGAACGGTGAGGCAACCTACATCAACAAGCACGAAGCCAGTACGTGGCAGGAAGCTGGAAACTGGGTCAAGGCCAACTACGTTGCGTAGCTACTTCTACAGCTCCACAGAGATGGTGCCAGAGGCAATGGCCATCCTGAAGGAAGCCAAGAAACGCTCTGGCATCACTGAGCCCATCAGCTTCATTCCCCTGCCGGAAGAGCCATTCAGAAACGTCCCAGTGCTTGCGCTGGGGCGTTTGACTCGTGGTGTCCGTAGCCGGGTAATCAACGCACCGTCACCGGGCTCCCTCTACACCAAGGCTGACAGCATGACGCGCATGATCGACGCGCTGAAGCTCTTGGTCAACCAGCCTGACCTTCCCGTAATGAAGTACATCGTGGAAGAGCGTCTGGACTTTGTTCTGGGTATCCTGAACAACACTCGAGGGAAGAAGATATCATTCGATATCGAAACCTCTGGTGACGTGAAGTGGGATATCCCGTCCTACGACAAGGTTATCTCTGTCGCCATCTGGGGCGGTCAGGGCTCTGTCATGGTCATCCCAGAGCACATACTCCAGAATCCGCTGGTGGAGCGTGGCCTGAACAAGTTCCTACGCCGGAACAAGATCATCACCGCCAATGGCAAGTTCGACTTGAGCTACTTTGAACCGGGCGCAACCAACTGGTTTGACATTATGCTGGCTCACTACGCGCTGTTCCCGGCAGGCAGCACACACGGTCTGAAGGATCTGGCTGACCAATATTTCGGTTCCGGTGACTGGGATGAAGGCAACAAGGCCTACACCGTTGCCAAGGTCTACAAGGAAGCGGGCACTGGGGAAGACGGCACGTGGTGGGATGCCCGCAAGTACAGCGGCGGCTCTGGCTACGAGCGCATCCCGCGCACGATCCTGTACGAGTACAACGCCTACGATGTGTTCTACACGTGGTTCCTCTACCAGCTCTTTGAGGATTACCTCGCGCAAGACGATGAATCGCGCATGGCATATGAGTGGCTGCTCGAGCTCTCTGAGCTCTTCAGTGGCGTGGAGCGTCGTGGAATCAAGCTGAATGTGGCGTACCTGCAGCAGCTCGAGGAAGAGATGACGATTGAGCTCTATGAGGCTGAGGCTGAGCTAGCCATCGTGGCGGGGCAGGCCATCAATCCCCGCTCGCCGCAACAGGTACTCGCGTGGCTCCACAGCCGGAAGAAGCGTGTCAAGGGCACTGGCAAGCCTGTGATGGAACGCCTGATGAAGAATCCACGGACCTCTGATGAGGTGAAGGACTTCATCAC